AAGCTGAATTAGTGACGTCATCTTTATACCCTTCTAAGATATATACTTCAGGACTATTTATAAGGTCTATAAACCATTCTGATTCTGCTTCGCTAACAAAGTCTGTATTCATCTTAATCTTTTCAGTTGCGTTTACCCTGAAGGCTTTTTTACCTCCCTTAAAACTGTCTATTTTATAAGAAGCTTTATTCCAAGTTCCTTCAAGTTGTGTGTATGTGCTGCCTTTAGTTGAAATCATTTTAGTTGATTTCTGAACGAAAGTGTAGTAATCCCAAGCACCCCACTGATTTAACCAAGCAAGGCGTATCGGCTCGTATCCTTTAAGTGTAGGACAGTTAAGGTTTATTGTGTAAATCTCTGACAATAGCCCATAATCGCTAAGTACAGCAACTTTATAATATCCGCCTTGAATTGTTCCTGCTGCAACTAAACTCTGAAATAATGTACTAGAACCTTGTAAGTTAGCAGGGAATATTCCTACAAATAACATTTGTGCTACTATATCTGAGTTCGGATATGTAAATGCTCCGTTTGCTGCTGAGTGGTATATATCTTCTGCACCTAAAAAACCCCCTGACGAGCTGTAATAGTCAATTTCAATATGTGTTGAACCTTGAATATTAGAAGCTGACCAAGGATTAGACAGTAACATTCCGAAAGTTCCGTAATCTTCCAAGTTAGCATACTGAGTAGTTGGTGCATTAGATAAAAAATTAGCTGTGCTAAATGTTCCTAATACATTACGAAAAGCGAAATTATCTTCCACATCAAAACCGAAATCATTCCCTAATAATTTTAGTTCATTTTCATATTTTAAGTAGCCATTAAATAATTTGTATTCATCTGAATTTTTATCCTGACCTGTTGCAATACTTATAGCGTTAGGGGAAGAAGCGTTTGCTCCTAAATATTCTACTCTAAATTTAATTGCTAAATAACGAAATGTATTTATATTACCTGAGAATTTATCTACTAAGTGAATCGGACAAGAAAAGTCAAGCGTATTTACAGTTCCTTTGTAAGTACTTCCGAATCTAGCTTTATTATCAGCACTAACAAAACTTTCAATTATAGGAGAAAAGTCAAACATTCCTACTCCTGCGTCATTTGGTGTTGTTTTAAAAGTACCAACTAAATCGTTATTAGTTGAAAGGTTAATAGGGTTGCCTGAACTTATGTGAACTTCAGCAATAAATTTCACTTTTGTTTCAGCACCAACAATAGCATTATTAGATACTGTGAATATTACTTCTTGACCTACAGGAAGTACTTCATACAAGGGTTTTTGAACTATTAGTGTCGCCATTATTTTACTATTGTTAAACTGTTAATTATATCTTCTTTTACACTGCCTAGAAATGCTTTTCCGAACTGCTTTAAACCAAGACTCAAAGGCTTCTGAAAAAAGCTTATTCCCTGTATTCCATTTCTACCAATACTTCTAGCAATTAAAAATGTCAAAGTCTTTCTTTTCATAAACCTTCCCTTTGCGTCCCTTGGAGCTATTCCTTTCTTTACAGCCCAACCGTCCAAAGCTTTACTTGGTGGTTGTGAGTGTCCTTTAGACTTCTTGTAACTGTAAGGACTTGCTATTACTTTGCTCTTATAGTCTTTAAAGGTTCTTTTCTTTTCTGTTCCTGAAACTCCTTTGTCTACAAACTGACCATAGCTTGACATAAAGAATTGTACTGTATAGTTCTCGCCTTCTTTGATAACTTTAAAGCTAATGGAGTTCTCTAACTTCCCACCTTTACCTGCTTTCTGTAAGTTACCCTTAGAACGATTGACAACCTGTTTTCCAAAGCTGTTCAAGTACCTTTCTATATTAGCTGTGTCCACTACTCAGCAACGGCTACAAATACTTCAACTCTAGCAGTGACAGCTGTTGTAGGTTTTACTTGTAAAGTCGCTAAGTCTTCCATTGTGCCAAAAGAAGGAGTTGTATCTTCTTCTGCTAAAGCTAAGTCTGCACCTTGACAAAGAATATGAGATTGCCCTGCTGTAAGTATAATTTGATAATTTGAAGCTGTTGTAACTACTGCTAGTTCAATATCTACATCTGTTTCTAAGTTTGTTACCCTTACATACTTTGTTTTCGCTACATTAATAGCTCCTGCTGAAGTTGAAGGAAGTGTGTCAAATACTGCTACTGTAGTTGCTACACTTGCTGTACAGGTTACGATTCTTTCAAATATATCATTGATTCCTGTAGTCGTTACTGAATTTGTTGAACCTCTTAATGCTCCGTTTAAGGTAACTGTTTCTGATAGTGTTGTTGTTAGTGTTGCCATTTTATAATTTTATTGTTATTTTAAAATTTTTCCATCCTATTTGTATTGTCATCTTCCATATCTTGAATTTTAACATTAGTAACCTGCTCCTTTAGCATTTGCAGGAATATCACAAGTTTGAAAGTCATTCTGAACCAATACTCCAATATTAAATACCCACCCACAGCATAAGTTGTCAAATCTTTCTTGGAAAGGTTCTATTGTGAATTGATCTTGTGTAAAGTACAAAGGTGCGTTAATATCATTTACTCCTTCTAAGGATTGTTTTGAACTATGTCTAAGCATTCCAATAAAGTCAGTACATATTTGTAGTGTTTCATTAAATACATCTTGTTCGTTACTTAAAGGCTTGACTAGTTTAGTAAACACATCTACATTAGGAGATACTATTTGGCTTCTATTTGTATTCCAATCGGATTTTTCCGCGACCATATCCATAATGAATAGTTGGAAATTGTAAGTCAATTGACTATCCCCTGTTGCTACGCTTGTAGGGTTTATATGAAGCAAAGGAAACTTAGTGTTCTCTAAATCAATATCGTAAATATCTCCAACCGAAGTAGAACTTATTTGTAAATGATACTCGCCTAATCTAAGCAAAGTATTTACTACATTATTATATGTTTTATTGTTTACCATTTCTTTTTACTTTATTTTGCGAGTTTAAATCTGTTTCATAACTTAACCAAGTCAAACATTCTAAAAGACTTAGGTTTGTTATTCGTTCTAAGTTTACAATTTGTTCATTACACAATCTGTGGAGGACTCCGAACCATCCCCACTTCTCGGCAAAGCTTTCTGTTGCAATTGCGTCTTCATTTCCTTCAGCCGCTCCGTCAAATATAATGGCATAATCTCGGATAATACCTTCCCTAAAATGTAAAAAAAAACCAATGCTGATTGCACTTGTTGAGCTGACATCTGTTTCATTTCTTCCGTCCTGAGCCGAATATCGCCATCATAAGCATCAATAATATATATATCATTCTTCTTCAATTTTACAGGACGGTAAAGCACTGCCATTAATTCAGGTAGGTTCTTTTCTATTCCGTTCTTGATGAATTGCTCAATATCGGCATATTCTCCTAAACTTATAGAATCTAAATCAGGGTGGAAGCCGTACTCAATTCCGTTTATCTCTATTATCCTTTTTAGCTTTGTATCTTGTTCTTGTTGTAGCTCTGCTATTCTGCTCATTATAACAGCTACATCTGACAATGCTAACTCCTTTACTAACTGCTTAGGAATGTTAGACAATGCTGCTATTGTTTCAGTAGCTTCTTCAGTCTTTGTGCCTGTTTCAAAGTCAATAAGTTTTAGCCACTTTTCTAAAGTAACATCAGACCAACTATTAATTAGCTTGAATACTTTAGTTTCTCCTTCTTTTTTAATTTTAACTTTCATACAATATATAATAGAAATTTGTTGTTTTTAGTTTACTGCACATAGTACCTTCCAAAGTTACTATCTATCTCATAAAACATTCTCATAGCTAAAGCATCAGCATAATCAGGAGAACGTCCTAGTATAGCTTTAACAGTATCTTTAGGAATTATCTGTAGTTTATTATCTTTATCTGCGTCCTTAGTTCTGACTTGTTCTAGCTCCTCAGTTATGTAATTCTTAACATTTACATCTGAACAACTTACACCTATCTGCCCTTTGTTTATTTGGTCTGCTAATTTATAATAGCATTGAGTCTTAAGGTTCTGATAGTTCTCTCCTTTTATAGGTCTTGCATTATTTGTAAATCCTTGACATCTTAAGTAATCTTTAACACCACCACCAACTCCGTCCTCATCTACTATAATATTCCTAAGATTTATTCCATTCTCTTGTTGTAGTTTCTTAATCTCGTCCACAACATCATTTACAGCTGATTTAAGGATAGTTCTAATATATTTAAGGTGTAAGCCTTCCCATAGCATTATGACTGTCTTATCGCTTCCAAATCGTGCTACATCACAACTGATATACTTTTCTCCTGTTATTCCTTTCTGACTGAACATTCCCATTATTGAGTTATAATCTATTAAACTATCAGCAGTTGCGTCATACTCCCAATTGCCGAATAGAAGTCTTTGCTTACTTAATTCATCTAATTGAGATAACTGAGTTTCATAATGCTTAGAGATGTAGTTGTTATCTATCACTAAAGACTGAATGAACTTTCTGTATGGTTTTATTGTATTTTCTTGAGCAGGTCTGTAATACTCTGAGTACACCCAATTCTTAGCAGGATTACAAGTCATCAGTAACTTAGGTATTAAACCGTTCTCGTCAAGCTTATATCTAAGTCTTGATGCTACTACGTTCTTAGCCTTCTCAGTTATTTGATTTGCCTCATCAATGAAAGCTCCTGTTATTTCTAATGAACCTAAACTATCAAAGTTTCTATCTGATGGGTATAAGAACAAGTCCTTAAGGATTATCTCAGAACCATTGTAAAAGGTTATCACATTACTTGAGCCATTGAACGTGTAGTCCTTTATAGCTTTTAAATTCCAAGCAGTACATACTTCAAAGAAAGTATTTAGTGTAGTCTTTTTTAATGCGTCTAATTTAGACCTTCCCATTAGATACCTAGTCTTAGGATATTGAAGGCACATTAAGATTAAATAACTTACGCCAACCCAAGACTTACCACCACCTGCTGCACCTCCAAATAATACTTCTTTAGTGCTATCATCTAACAGATACTTTAAGCACTCCTTTTGCTTTGGTGTAAATTCAGGACTAATCTCCAAGATTTATATTGATTTTGATTCTTTCATTTCCTGAAGTTAAGTCTATTTCTTGCTTCTCATTATACCCTCGCTTACGTCCTCTTGTTCTTAAGAAGAAAGTAGTGGCTGTTGTGTTACCTTCCTTTATTTGTTTCTTTAGACTCGTTTCAGCAAAGTCAATAAACTTACTATCAATATTATCTACTGCTTTCTTATATTCTTCATCACTTTGCATCCAAGCGTAATGTCTGCTTCTTGTTATCTCTGCTTTCTCACAAGCCTCTGTTACTATACCTAATGACACCTCTAGTGCTGCTAGTAGCTTCTTTTTACCCTCCTGTGTCCTCTTTTGTTCTGTTTCCATAATATATAATAGAAATTATTCGTATTCATTTGGAAGCATAAGCCTTATACCTAAGTCAGTTAAAGCCCATACTCTTATTTGTTCTGTGTATTGCTCAAAG